GGCAGTTTAAAACAATTATCTTCTAACTTTAGCATAAACTTCTTCAAGGGAATCTAAAGGCCCAATATTAAATTAATGAAGATTCAACAATTTATAAATCTATCTTATATCTAATTCTCAATTCTTCATTTTATTTTTATTAGCATACTATTTTTGTTTATTCTTCTTTTTCCCTGCTTATTTCTGTCTTGAATCTTTTTTGATTAGAAAGAAAATATTTACTGATCGTTAAAGAGGCTCTATCATATATAGCTGATTATAGAATTATAGATCTGTTTTTGACTCACCTAGAATTTCTCACCGAACATGATTTCTCAAAAACAAGTAACATTCGAAGCTGTTACCTCCTTGATTTATGATAGAAAATTTGATACAGCCTTAAGGAAGACAACCATTTGCGAATTTCTGAAACGGCTTAATGAAAATACTCTTACACCAGATGATAAACTTATAACACTGTCTAACCATGTTGATCTTCTTAATGAAGCCCAATGTGATGGAAGATTATACAGCATCATCCTCAAAGATATACTAGTATTTTCATCTTCACAGAAACTATATAATCCTTATTTCTGTAAAACTATAAACCGAGCCTCAGATATCCTATGCAACGTCATAAATCTTCAATGGGAATATATGAATAATCAAAATAATTTACCTGAATACCTTAACACAAAGAAATTAAGGTATCAATGGCTTTCATCTTTAAATTTCACAGCTGAAATTCAAAACCTTCTAACATTAGGCTCAAGCCTTGAGCGCATTATAACTAACTTGAACAAAATTAAAGATAGAAAGTATCGTGCAATGGATGAAACAACAAGAAGAGAAGCTCTGCTGAAGATTAATCATGCGTCTATTAAAGAAATTGATTTGACTCTAGTTTGGAGTGAAAAGATGGTTTATATGGAATATAAGGGGAAGGCATACATATTTCCTAGAAGTTATATTTTGCTTATATACAATAAAATCCATGACCTAGTATCAGTACTTGTCTATGCCTTAGGAAGTTCTGGGAATGCGCTTCCAAAGACTACTATGAATGTTACGTTATCTTTCATTTTAGAACTCATCCAACTTCATTTACAATACAAAGAAAAGTTTTTTACAATAGCAAAAACCCTAGAAAGTATCTGTATAGCGGAGACCCTATGTGAAGTTGAATTATGGAAAAACAAACAATTCCTAATCAGTATTCAGGTTGATCTTGAAACTAGTATTGGTTTCGACTACTTAAATAGTGATATTTGTAGAATTTTAAAGATGGTACCCGTACATCTTAGACATGAACTATGTTGCTTGTCAAAAATTTTAGGACACCCATTCGTAGACATGGAGGAAGGTACAAAAGATCTCTTTAATAAAGTTCAAGAGTCATTAGATATTGATTTACTCAAGGTCAATGAATGTACCAATTATGTAAAGGAAAACTACATTCGAAATTATATTTATAGACACGGAAAGTGGCCACCATGCATTATCAATAGTTCCGAAGCACCTAAGACACTTGCTGTTGCACTAGCTATGAATAAAGACCCTAATGCTATCGATATCACGAGAAAATATGGTAAAATAGAGATACATCACTATAACTACATTGATTTACTCCCATCAATGAGATTCTCAAAATTGGAAAACTATATTCCGTACTTAAAAGATAAAACTGTCACGTTGTGTAGAAATAAACTATTTAAGCGGATATGGCCATCATCTCAGGAAGATATGAAAGAATCTTGGAGAGAAACACGTCTTCTTTTAGTGTACCTACTAAATAGTAATCTTGTATTAAACCATGTAGAATACCTGGATAACTATAATAATTCAATGGATTTGGAAGATCTTCTAGACTATCTTGTCATACGGATAGTACCTAAAGAGAAAGAGCTTAAAACATCATATAGGGGGTTTGGTTGTAAAACATACGAAGATAGGGCTCGAGCTTTATGTCAGGAAAAAAGTGCTATGGAATTTCTTGACAACTACAGTGATGAACAAGCCATGACATTAGGAGAATTGCCTTTAATCAGAAAGTTATATTCCTTTCGAACCCTACTTCATTCATATGCTGGACACCGAATTATATACATCAATCTGGATGCATCAAGTTGGAATAATAGGTTTCGACGAGCCACGGTGGATCAAGTGATGTCATATACTTTAGATCCAATATTTGATACAAAGATCTTCCAAAAAACTCATCTAGCTTATGAGAAAACCTTCTTTTATGTACCTGATGAAAGTCAAGTGCATTACTGGAATGGGCAAGCAGGTGGAATAGAAGGACTAAATCAGGACACATGGGTTGTTGCTTATCTTGGTCAAATTAAATCAGCAATGAAGCCCTTAGGGTTCCAATATTATGTTTTATGTAAAGGTGATGATGTACGAGTTGCTGTTCTTATACCCCCTGTTATTCTAAAGAATAAATTACTGACTGATATTAAGGACGAGATAGTAAAGTCACTTAAGGTTTCTTTGCAGAATTTTGGACATACAATCAAAGTAAATGATAGCTACGGATCTGAAGTTTATTTCAGTTTCTCAAAATCAGCTTCAATTTCCACTGTAGAACTCCCTCAAGTTTTTCGGAAAATTCAAAAATCACATGGAGCAAATAATGCTTTCATTAATACACTTGATGAATATATCGCTAGTGCTTTTAGTAATGCACATAGTAGTTGTAAAGTTAGTCCTAATGTAACACCAGTATATTCTGTGGGTGTTTTTTGGTCATTGTACTACCTTATGAATCATTTAAATTTCCGAAGCTTATCAGACACAGAATATGTGTCCTTGATGTTGACACCAAGCTTAGTTGGAGGTTTTCCAATCATATATCTCCATAATATGTTTGTCCGTGCAGAGTCAGATCTTCTGAGTCCCTTCATAGGGTTCTTAAGCTTTATGCGTCATAGAAATTACGAAATCTTTACAATCATGTCAAATTTTCTCAAGTTTACAATGGAACCCCCTGATAGTTATGTAAGTTTATACAAAGACCCTTACGCAATCCCGTTACACCGACCTACCTTGCCTACAACAATGTTAAGGAAACAAATAATACCTTCTTTAAGAAAACTTACACGTAATGAAGGACTTAGAGAACTATTTGACTTAATCGATAGTCCAATTAATGAGGATATAATGGCGTGCCTTGATAGTTGCAATGTAAAATCTGTCAAAATCTTGTCTAATGTATATTCTGCTACTCCAAACGGACTTCTTGAGGAGTTATTACGTAAGTTTGAAACAAGCAGAAGTGTCTATGAGCTATTAATCCTCCGTGGAGGAGAAAAATTGGCCTATCAAGTAATTAAACGTGTCTATCATGCTGAGAAAGTCTTACAATCCTGGAGGTTTCGAAGATTGCGTGGAATTGATAGGAAAAACCTCGAGTGTTATATAATTAGAAATTGGGACTGTCCTGCTCAAATAGCTCAGGAACTAAGAGAGAAATTGTGGAGGTGTAAAATTGAAGGTATTACAATGCCCCCACTTCAACATCAGATTAAGTTCACCACTGAATGGTTATCATTTAATAATACATGGGACTTAAACAACCACTTCACTTATCACTGCAAGAGTGATCTTAAAGCACCTGAATTCAAACATTGCCCCCAACAATATATGTCTGGAGGATGCAAACCCTTTATGGGCTATACCACTAGAAGTGGTACAATAGCTCCCACTGTTCATTTTATTGAAAAAGATGCGATTTTAACTAAAGTAAAAAACCTGCTTGATCTACTGTCCTGGACTGCAAAGGAGAAATTATTACCATCCGGAGAAGTTATTACTAGTAATTTCTATGAACTGCTGCATTATGTAATCAAACTTTATTCACCTGAAGATGTGTCAAAGCTAGGCCCATTTAGTGGAAAACAAAGATCAGGTACAGTCCAGCACCACATGCGATCACCATCATTTAAAGAATCAATAGTTCCTAACATTTTAAGTAATATTTATCAACAAGTAATCGGTGTCACTAATAGTCATCTTAAGATGCGCCAAAGCAAGGATCATTTTAAGATTAACTTTTTACATATATATTGTTACGCAGTATCAGTCATGTTTGAGCCGTTAGAATTTTCATCTGCAAGATTCGGAAGTGATGAAGTTTGGGCTGTAACCACTAAGTGTGATTATTGTAATGTTGCTATAGAAGAAACCCCTCTTGTTTGCAACGTAAAAAAGTTAAGATTACATAATGTACGTCCTTTATCATTGACCTCTGTAGGAAAGCTGTCAGAAAAACTTCTGATGACATCTGTTCGTGAATTTGAAAACACCGGAATTAAGATCGCAGAAATACCTACTGAACTAACGTATGAAGTAGCTTGTGGAGGAGTATTACAAGAATTCATTGACCAAACATACACATCTAGGGTATTGTTAAGTGAAAGATACTCCCTGATGCGCATGACCGATGCTGACCGAAGCATTCATGTACATTTAGCTCCTCAAGGGAAAACACGAGATATAGGACAAACAGAAATAAAAGGCCTTAGCCCTGAGATGATATGCAAATATGTTATCCCCAAGATATATCTAGAAACTATGCTTAAATATCCCATGAGTAATGTTAAAACGATTAGTACTATACTATCCAGTGTTCCGGGGAACGAGTTGCCTTGGTTTGGATTGATCGAAAATTTGTATAGGTCAGGACAACTAGGGAGATTTATTTACCAGTTACGAATATTATCCGGTGTTGCAGCTCCAGCTTGTTATGATAACCCAGCGAGAGCATCTCATTATGTGGGAGTGTCTAGTTATGTTATTCAGGAAAAGAACCCGTTAGCATCGACATTTGTGTTACTAAGTCTGTATACAGATAGTGATATATTAAGACATCTAAGACCTTATGTCCTTATGCAGATTAGAAGGATCTTGGTGACAGAATTTCATCCACAACTGAATGATTTAAAGAGACTTCCCCCAACAGAAGAGAGTAAGAAATTAACCTCTCAATTCGCAGCAATATTTATTTTATATAGCAGTATTAACATTCATGATGAAACCTTGAATGAATTAATTAGATTCAGGATCAAAGATATCAGACAAGGGGAATTTCAAATTTTGTCCACTGACATGACTTGCCAGAACATCTATGAATATAATAGTTTAGGTGAGTATGTTAAAGAAGAAATGAACCATTACTTAAACTGGCAACTCTCACTGTATCCTGATATACCCTGGGAGGATGGTTTCACTTACCTAACCGAAAATTATGACTTTTGTTTGGCTGTTTTAGAAACATATATGGTTAAAACAAAAGTTAAAATTGTTTACACAGACCTTCCGACCTGCATTGCATATATTCGTGGTTATCAAGTTTATGATGAAATCCTAGATGATTTAGAAATTCCACATCAATTACCACCTCAAGCTGACATTCCTGACTGGAGTCCAGTCATAAGGGCTATTTCCTCACGTGCTATGGAGTACAAATTACTTCCAGGAGAAATTCAAACAAATCTTTATCATCCTGCTTTTTATGATTTTGTACATGTAAAAGTTGTACTGCAACGATGCTACGTGGATAGGCCTTATTGCTCCATTACTAGTAGCCAGAACAAAATAATTGAAATTCTAAGTTATGTGGGATTACCAATTCCGCTAGGAAATAACCTTAGCATCGCATGTCTAGGGGAAGGATATGGTGGTATTTTGGACTGTATAGCGAGAGCATCAACCCGATCGAAGTTTCTATTTTGCACCTTACCACCTAATGTAGAAGTTGAAACCTATCCATACGCTGCCTTTGAGTCAATCCGCAATAATGGTCATCAAGTGTTATTTGCTCATCATAGTATTGGGTATTATGATTTGTCAAAGGTATCAACCCTCCTTCATTTTGAACAGTATGAAGACCTTTACAAATTAATTGTTTGTGATGCCGAGGTAGGTGATTACTTATCAGCATCTAGAGCTGATCTAATCAAAAATGTAGTTGTATTTTTCTTAAGAAGACGAACACAAGATGGTGTACTGATTCTTAAAATGAATGCTTGTGAAGGTGATAATATTCATAAAGCTTTAGGATATTTAACACACTATATATCTGACAGTCTCATGTTTCGCTGTCGGAGTTCAGGGATAGGAGGTGAATTTTATTTAATTGCATATGGAAATCAGACAAGGTTTGATATTAACTATGACTCATTTCCGGTTCTCCCCAATTTGTTGAACTACACTAAAGTGGAAAAATTCAGAGGTTATCTATTTAGAGTATTCCACGATACGATAACTCAGTCTCACAGAAGTATAGAGTGGAAGGTAAGAACTGAAATACATCGGCATCGGTGGAAAGTTCTCCGACTGCAATCAAATGGACTAAGTAAAATGCAATCATTGTGTGATTTCAATATTAGTCACAATGACTACGAATATTATGAAAGTTCTGCCACCCTCAGACAAAAATGTAAAAAGATTTATAATACCTTCATCAGTGTACCTGAAGTTAACTACAAGATGATATGGGATCTCACCGACATAGAACAAAGACTACCTACCTGGGATCCTGCAACAAGACGGCACAAGACCATACTTGGTGAGAAATGGCTTAGGCAGCAAGGTTGTTTACATATATTTAGGTACATTTATGAATCCGAGGATTCACCTCCAATATACGAACAAGAATTACGCAATCATTTCTTATCCCTACTTCCTTTACTACCTAAGAGATTAAAATGGAATCACAACACCTCTTTCATTTTTAGATCTGAGACACACGACGGGTCTTTTGTTTCTAGACCTTATTATAATTTCATTAATGGAGTAAATATTGCTCTTTCAGCTATTGGTTATTTCTTAGTTCATAGTACATAGTCGAGCTTTTATAAATTCTCTACCAGGAATATTATATCAGGAAGCCATCAGTCACAAAAAATAATGAAAATGTATTAAAACTGATAAGGTTATAATTTAGAGGGCTATATCCTAAGTTTAGAAGTTCTTTGTTTTAAAATCAC